CTCAAACCTTCTCTCCCTGAGACGATCCGAACAGTGCCAGATTCACCATTTAATAAACCTGATACGCTTGATTTCAATGCAAAATGATGCGGAAATAAAACAGACCTCACGAGGGGTCGGGCTAATTGGCAGCACTGAGCCTAGAATCCACACTTTACTTTTAAAAGGTCGCACAAAGTCGCAAGAGGTTGCCGATTTAGCTGAGAAAATAGGCTTGCCGTTGATACCCTGGCAACGCTGGGTGCTAGATGATTTACTAGTTGTAGATGATGCAGATAACTGGCGCAAGAAAACCGCTCTAGTGCTTGTAGCTCGTCAAAATGGCAAAACCCACTTAGCACGTATGCTGATCCTGAGCCATCTCTTCTTATGGGGCTCTAAGAATGTCCTGGGTATGTCATCTAACCGCAATATGGCATTAGATACCTTTAGACAAGTTGCTTATACAATAGAAGACAATCAATTCTTAAAAGATCAAGTAAGGCAGATACGCCTGGCTAATGGTCAAGAATCTATAACCCTACTGAATGGCGCTAGGTATGAAATTGCAGCAGCTACTAGAGATGCACCTCGTGGTAAGACCGCAGATTTTCTATACATCGATGAATTAAGAGAATGGACAGAAGAATCATTTACAGCCGCACTGCCAGTCACACGTGCAAGACCTAACGCTATGACTTTGATGACTAGCAACGCTGGCGATGGGTTTAGTAGCGTGCTTAATTCGCTACGTGAACGCTGCCTATCATATCCACCTGACAATTTAGGATTTTATGAATATAGCGCACCACAGCATTCTAAAATTACAGATCGTAAAGCTTGGGCTATGGCAAACCCCGCACTTGGCCATCTTATAACCGAACAGACACTTGAAGAGAGCGTAAGCACAAACAGTATAGAAGCTACAAAGACCGAAATGCTTTGCATGTGGGTAGATTCTACTGTTAGCCCATGGGTATATGGTTCTATCGAGCAGTGCAGTGATAGCAATTTAGAGATACCTGTCGGGCCACAGACTATAATGGCCTTTGATATTGCACCTACTAGAAGATCCGGCGCTTTAGTTATGGGTCAAGTACAAGATGGCAAAATAGCAGTTGGACTTGCACAGCTGTGGCACAGCGATATTGCAATAGATGAAATTAAGATGGCAAGTGATATAAATGAGTGGGCTAGAAAATATCACCCAAGCACTATCTGTTACGACAAGTACGCCACGCAAACTATTGCCACAAGACTTGAACAAAGTGGCTGGAAATTACAAGACGTATCAGGCCAAGCGTTTTACCAGGCATGTTCAGACCTTGCCGATGGCCTGGCTAATAATCGAGTAGTCCATTCTGGGCAGGCAGAGCTAGTACAGCATTTAAATAACTGTGCAGCCAAGACTAACGATGCTGGCTGGCGCATAATACGTAGAAAATCCGCTGGCGATGTTACTGCCGCTATATCACTGGCTATGGTTGTAAGTCAATTAACAAAACCACAACAAACCGCACAAATATTTGTGTAATTTGCACCAATAGTCCGATTTATGGTATAAAGTATACATATGGGTCTATTGTCTGCTTTGGGTATAACCAAAAAAACTGAGAATCTACAAGCGCAATACGCCCCTGCCGTTATGGGCGATAGCATCATTGGATTTGGTTACAACACGTTTGGTGCAGGTCCTATGGATCGCACACTTGCAACACAAGTGCCAGCTGTTAATCGCTGCGCTAATTTAATTAAAGGTGTTATAGGATATTTACCATTAGAGCTGTACAAAAAATCTACAGGCGAAGAATTAGCAAAGCCACTCTGGTGCGAACAGCCAGATATCCGACAGCCACGATCCGTCACTATCTCGTGGACTGTCGATAGCCTTATATTCTATGGTGTTGCATACTGGCGTGTTACAGAAGTTTATGCAGATGATTTAAGACCAGCACGTTTTGAATGGATAAACAATACACGAGTAGTTGCACAATTAAACCCATTGGGTACAGAAGTTTTGTATTACACAATTGACAATCAAAAAGTACCAATGGTTGGCGTTGGTTCATTAGTTACATTTCAAGGATTAACACAAGGCGTATTACAAACTGCAGGTCGCACAATACAAAGCGCATTAGATATTGAAAAGGCTGCAGCTGTAGCATCACAAACACCTATGGCAACAGGATTTCTAAAAAATACTGGCGCAGATATGCCAGAAGCACAAGTACAAGGATTATTAGCAGCTTGGAAGCAGGCACGTCAATCAAGATCAACTGCATATTTAACTAGCACACTATCTTATGAGACTGTTGGATTTAGCCCTAAAGATATGATGTATAACGAAGCATCACAATATCTAGCAACGCAAATTGCACGAGCCATGAATGTACCTGCTTATTACATTTCTGCAGATATGAATAACAGCATGACTTACCAGAACATTATTGATGGCCGTAAAGAGTTTGTTGCCTATTCACTGCAACCATATATTTGTGCTATCGAAGATCGCCTAAGCATGAACGATATAACTGCTAACGGCCATATTGTGCGTTTTAATATTAGTGAAACATTCTTGCGTTCAGATGACAAGGCAAGACTAGAAACTATCGAGAAGATGCTAGCACTAGGACTTATTGACATCGAGCAAGCAAAAGAAATGGAAGATCTAACACCCAACGGAAATGAAAGTGGCGATGCTGAGTACATTAACAGCGCTAAAGGAGAAAATGCATGAGCGATATACAACAAGCCAATATACCTGCTAGCACAGTTACGCTATTAGCGTCAGCTGCTCGCACTGAAACAGTTACTGGCACAGCCGTTAAGGGCCTAGCCGCTGCTAAACAGTTAGTAATCCAATTAAACGTTACAGCAGCTAGCGGCACTTTACCTACATTAGATGCGGTAGTACAAGACACAGTAGATGGCACCAACTGGAATACTATTGCCACATTTACACAAGCAACAGGCGTTACACGAGAAATAATTAGATTGACTTCAGCATTTACTGATCAATTAAGAGTGGTCGGCACAATTGGTGGCACTACGCCATCATTTACCTTTGCAGTTTTAACATGGGCGGATTCAAATTGATTCTTACATTTAGCAGCCAAATTGAAAGCGCTGATGGTGAGCGTAGAGTTATTGCTGGCAAAATTGTGCCCTTTGAAAGTGTAGGCAATACCAGCGTAGGTAAAGTTGTCTTTGCTAAAGGATCAATTGATGTAGGAGATCCTGGCAAAATCAAGATGTTAATGCAACATCAAAACGATAGACCTATTGGTCGCATGCAAAAGTTTAATGAAGAACAAGATGGTATTTATGCTAGCTTTAAGATCAGCGCAAGCATGCAAGGATCAGATGCTTTAATGCTGGCAAGTGAGCAGCTTATCGATGGCCTATCTGTAGGTGTAGATGTAATTAAATCATCACAGAAAAAAGATTACATTTATGTAACTAAGGCAACCCTTAAAGAAGTAAGCCTGGTTGAATCACCAGCATTCACAGAAGCACAAGTAACTAAAGTTGCCGCTAGCGAAGGCGAAGCGGATGCAACAAATCAACCAACTACGGAAAGTGAGGCACAAGTGGACAACACCACCGAGCCAACAGCAGTACCAGTGGTAGAGGTTGCTCCAGTAGAGGCCGCACGCCCAACAATTAGTGCATCCTTCTACACAGAGCCTCGCTCACCAATTAAGACACAAGCACATATGCTTGAACACACAATCAAAGCAAAATTAGGTAACCACGAATCAGCAACATGGGTAATGAAAGCAGAAGCAGATGTAGCAAAGTATCTAACTGCTGCAGATGATTCATTTACTACCAACCCAGCATTTAGTCCAACGCAGTTTGTGCCAACAGTAGTAGATACACTTATTGGATCAAGGCCTGCAGTGGATGCGATTGGCTCACGGGCCTTGCCTGCCGCTGGAATGACAATTTCAGTTCCAAAGATCACTACTTCAGGTACAGTTGCAGAAACTGCAGAAGCAGCAGGACCATCTGAGACAGGTATCGTATCTTCATACGTAAACTTGACTGTTAAGAAGTATGCTGGACTACAACGCTACAGCTTAGAAATTCTAGAAAGATCTTCACCAGAATTCTTTGCAGCCATGATTGACAACATGACACGTGCGTACAACAAAGCAACAGACGCAGCAGTTATCGCAGCACTAACAGCCGGCGGTACACAAGCTACTGGAGTTGCAGCAGATTCAGCAGGAATCATTTCCTACGTATCAACACAAGCACCAGCCGCTTACCTTGCAACAGGTGAGCTAGCAACACGTTACATTGCTGGTACTTCACAGTGGTCATTACTATTAGGCGCAACAGATACAACTGGTCGCCCAATTTACAATGCTGCTAATCCAATGAACAACGCAGGAGTATCTGCACCAACTTCACTACGTGGAAACGTACTTGGCTTAGATCTATACGTAGATCCAAACGCAGTATCTACAACTATTGATGAGTCTGCATTTATTGTTGTACCTTCATCAGTATCAATTTACGAATCACCAATCCTACGACTATCTGTAAATCAGCCAGCAACTGGCGAGATTGAGACAGCACTATATGGCTACATGGCCGTTGGTGTATTGGTCGCTGGTGGCGTTCGCCGCTTCAACCTAAGCTAATAACTTAGTAATTTAATAATCCTCTGGGGTTTAGTAGCCCTAGCCCCAGGGGAGCTTTTTTAGAAAGGACACTATGGCCGCTGCAATGGTAACAATGGCAGAGTTACGCAGTAATTTAGGTATTGGCACTTTATACAGTGACGCTACAGTGGAAGAGTGCTGCCAATCCGCAGAAGATTTAATACAAGGTTATTTATGGCATAACGATGCCCCAGTAGTGGCTTCATCTATTAGCAATAACGTAGCAACTTTAGTTTTATCAAACCCTGGCATATTTACTACAGGTCAATCAATAACAGTATCTAATTGCGGTGCAACGTATAACGGCACATACACATTAACAGGATCATTCCCCGGTACTACAGTGCCTGCTTCAATCGGCACAATGTTTTGGAGTACATACGCATTAAGTTCATACCCTAACGGCTACAGCTTTATACAATACGCAAAGACAGCTGCGAATGACAATTTTCATTTTATTAAACCATACGGCCGAGCCCTTGGCCCAGAGCATAAAGCACAGGCTTACACTGCGACCCCTGCCATCAGAGAGGCTGCGATGATCGTAGCTGTAGACATCTGGCAAGCACGTCAAGTTAGCCAGACTGGTGGGGTAGGTATGGATGGGGTATCTGCAAGTCCTTACAGGATGGGGTACCAACTGATAAACAGGATCAGAGGCCTCATCCAACCGTATTCAAGTCCTAATTCACTGGTCGGCTAATGGCTGCAATAAGCACCCTACGTGGCACGCTAGCAACCGCTTTAACAAACGCTGGCGTATGGTCTACCTTTGCATTTCCGCCAGCAACCTTACTTGCTAATAGCGTTGTAGTCACGCCTAGCGATCCTTATATTGTGCCAAACAATAATAGCCAAACAGGCATAGCACCTTTGGCTAATTTTAAGATTTTAATAACAACACCTGCATTTGATAACCAAGGTAACTTGTTAGGTATGGAAAACTTTATTGTGGCAGTCGTAACTAAACTAGCGGCATCGACCCTGGTTTACAACATATCAAGTGTCTCCGCTCCAGCTATAACTAATGCAGCTAGTGGAGATTTATTAACATCAGAAATAA